CCTGTGGCCCTTGCTACATGCGCCGCAAGGCTTTCGAAATTAACAACCTCCCCGAAGTCATTTCTTATAAGGACAAACAATGAAACACATCACCGCCGAACGCTACCACGACATCAGCACGGGTCACCGTGTCGTTGGTCACGAAAACAAGTGCCGTCACCTGCACGGCCACAACTACCGGATCCACTTTGTCTGCGAAGCCGACCAGCTTGACAGCGTCGGTCGCGTGATTGACTTCGGTGTCATCAAGGCCAAGCTGTGCATGTGGGTCGAAGCCAATTGGGATCACAAGTTCCTGGCCTGGGAGCATGACCCTGTAATGAAGGCAGCGTGTGACCACATGCACACGGATGAGTTCTTCAATCCGTCCATCGTCTTTGTCCCGTTCAACCCGACTGCTGAAAACATGGCCCAGCACCTTGCCGAAGTGATCGGCCCGCAGCAACTAGCCGGCACTGGCGTGACGCTGGTGTCCGTCCGCATCGAGGAGACTGCAAAATGCTCCGCATCTTTCCACGCCTAAGGAGCAACCCATGAGCCAAGTGAAACTCAACCATCAGGACATCGCAGCATTGGCGGCACGCACCGCCGACGCCATCCGCCAATACCAACACACCACCACAGGTGAAAACGTGGCCCTACGGGCCTACGCTGTGCCCCGTGGCGGTATTGCTGCCGCTTACGCTGTGCAATCCCTGCACGGCTTCCACATTACCGACAACCCTACCGACGCTGACATCTTCATTGACGACCTGATCGACAGCGGTTCCACCTGCGAGCGTTACTGCGACGAGCATCCGGGCAAACCTTTCTTCGCACTGATCGACAAGCGCAGCGACGAAGAGTTCAAAGGCAAGTGGATTGTCTTTCCTTGGGAAGTGACCGATAGCGGCGTGGATGAATCCGCGACCGACGTCGTGACCCGCTTGCTGCAACTGATCGGCGAGGATGCAACCCGCGAAGGCTTGCTGGAGACGCCCGCTCGTGTGGTTAAAGCCTGGAAGCACTGGTGCAGCGGGTACGGGAAGGACGCTGGAGCACTGCTCAAGGTGTTTGAAGACGGTGCCGAGAAATATGATCAGATGGTTCTGGTGAAGGACATCCCGATCTATTCGCACTGCGAACACCACCTCGCGGCCATCATTGGTACTGCGTCCATCGCTTACATTCCGAACGGAAAGATTGTGGGCCTGAGCAAACTGTCCCGCCTTGCGGATATGTTTGCCCGTCGCTTGCAAGTGCAGGAACGGCTCACCGATCAGATTGCTGACGCACTGGTTGAGCACCTGCAACCCATCGGCGTGGGCGTGATTATCAAGGCCCGCCACCTGTGCATGGAATCGCGTGGCGTGTGCCAGCAGGGGCACCACACGGTGACCACAGCTCTTCGCGGCGCCATCAAGGACGAACCTCAGACTCGTTCCGAATTCTTGCGCCTTGCGGACTGAAGTGACGCTCGTTAAAATGTAGCAAGCGCAGGGCCCTCGCGGCCCTGCTGTTACGATTGGAGGCCGCATGAATATCTTTATGGCCGCTGTCTATACGAACTCGTATATGCGGGGGCAGAACCGTTACTTGAAGCTGAACGACCGTGAGAAAGAGATCGTTCATGGGATACCGCACATCCTCGAGTCCTACCACTACATCGGCTCGCAGCGTTATCTTGATCAGATGCGAGCAGACAATGCACAGGTGTTTCTTGACTCCGGTGCGTTCTCCGCTTACACGCTCGGCGTGTCTATTGACCTGCCTACATACTGCGACTATATCAAGCGCAACATGGATCTCTGGCGCGTGGAAGACGGTGTGGTCATGGCGTCCGTGCTGGACGGCATTGGTGACCCGTTGCAGACGTATCGCAACCAGCTCCAGATGGAAGCACTTGGCGCAAAGCCTCTCCCCTGCTTCCACGCTGGTGAAGACGAACGCTACCTCGAGCACTATGTTCGGAACTACGAATATATCACGCTTGGTGGCATGGTGGGCAGCTCTACGAAGCAGCTCTGCATCTGGTTGGACCGCATGTGGGAGCGTTACCTGACAGACGGGAGCGGTCGTCCGCGGTTGAAGGTGCATGGATTCGGTATCACTGCGATTCCCATCATGGAGCGTTATCCGTGGTATAGCGTCGATTCGTCCTCCTGGATTCAGTCTGCTGCGTTCGGCAGCATTATCACCCCGCAATGGGGCCCGCTGTCCGTGTCGGAGAAGTCACCATCCAGGCACGACGCGGGTCAGCACGCAACCACACTGACAGCGATCGAGCAGGACTATGTCCTGCAGATGCTGGAGTCGCAAGGCTTCACCTATGAACGTCTGAGCAGCGTCTATGAAAGTCGTGCAGCATACAACCTCTGGGCCTTCGGTGTAGTCAATGAAATGATGAACGCGGCCAACAACTATGAACAATTCACCTCGCGTGTGCAGGAGCTCTTCTAATGCTTACAGAACTCAAATTCGTCCAGGGTGCAGTCGCTAAGAAAGATTTCCTGCCTGCCCTGACACACTTTGTCATCGAGAACGGAACGGTCCGCGGCTTCAACGGGATGCTGGCGCTGTGCAGCCCGATCCCCTTCGACATTGCGTGCAAGCCCAAAGCGGAGTCGCTGGTCAAGGCGATTGCGAACTGCACCGAGACGGTTCAGCTATCTCTCACACCTGCCGGGCGCCTGTCTGTGAAGAGCGGGAAGTTCAAGGCGTTTGTTGATTGCGTGGAAGGAGAGACACCGCACGCAATGCCTGAAGGCGAGGTTGTGGCCATTGACGGTGCTGCGCTGCTCCAGGCGTTCAAGGTAGTGGCCCCGTTCATTGGCGACGATGCTTCGCGCCCGTGGTCGAATGGTGTGCTGCTGCTGGGCCAGAGTGCATTCGCAACGAATAACATCACCCTCGTGGAATACTGGACAGGTGCATCCATCCCGCGTCCGTTGAACATTCCGCGAGCTGCGATCAAAGAGATCCTTCGTATTGACGAGCCCCCTGTGTCTGTGCAGCTTACCGAGAACTCCATCACCTTCCACTTCGCTGGTGATCGTTGGCTGAGGACACAACTGTTCGAAACAAAGTGGCCCGACCTCACCCGCGTACTGAACAAGGAAAGCAAGCCTGCACCGCTTGACTCCCGATTGTTCGAAGCACTGAAGACAATCAAACCATTCGCGGACAAGCTGGGGCGCGTTGTGTTCAAGGGTGGCGGTAAGATTGCAACCCATGACGAAGAGACAGAGGGTGCTGGATACGAGATTGAAGGCTTTGACCACATTGGCGTCTATCAGCTCGAGATGCTCATGTTGTTGCAGAACGGGGTCACCTCTATTGACTGGTCGCTATACCCGTCACCCTGCATGTTCTTCGGTGACCGCCTGCGCGGCGCAATTGTGGGGATGAAGCAGTAATGGCCCGCGCTGATATGTGCGGCTTCTTCTGGGACGACACGCCGCCCCCAAAGCCACCCAAGGCCGAGAAGCCCAAGCGCACACCACCTGAACGCACTTGGGAGCGCCCAGACTACCTGCCCGGCCTACAGGAGGCGCTCGCGTTCCGCGTTCCGCAGGTTGAAGACTGGGAGCTTGCCATTGCTGCTGCAAAGGGAGAGCGTCTTGTATTCGACATTGAGTGTTATGCCAACTACTTCCTGATCGCTTTCACTTCGCTGTCCAGCGGCAAGGTAATCTACTTTGAGCGCACAGCGAACCACGACTTCAACCGCGATAAGTTGTGGTGGATGATCCATGCGTTCTGCCTCGTCAGCTTCAACGGCATCAACTACGACGCTCCGATCCTTGCGCTCGCGCTGGCAGGTAAGAGCAACGCACAACTGAAGCACGCAACGAACGAGATTATTGTGAATGGCACGCGCCCTTCCGATGTGCTGCGTACCTTCAAGGTGAAGAAGCTGAACCTCAACCACATTGACCTGATCGAAGTTGCACCGCTTCGCGCCAGCTTGAAGATCTACGGTGGGCGGTTGCACGCGCCTCGAATGCAGGACTTGCCCTTCCACCCCGAGACGACCCTGTCACCTGAGCAGATTGCGATTGTTCGCTGGTATTGCGTGAATGACTTGACGAACACCGCCATTCTGCACGAGTCGCTGAAGGAGCAAATTGATCTCCGCGACTCCATGGGTAAAGAGTACAAGATGGACCTCCGCAGCAAGTCCGACGCACAGATCGCTGAGGCTGTGATTGCGGAAGAGGTTGAGCGGTTGAACGGGGCGCGTGCCCAGCGCCCAGTGATCGAACCCGGAACCCGATACAAGTACAAGATCCCGCACTTCATTCGCTACCAGACACCACTGATGAACTGGGCCCTGGATGTGGTCAGGAATGCCAACTTCATTGTGAGCGAGGACGGGAACGTCGGTATGCCCGCGGAGCTCAAGGAGCTCAAGTTGCAGATCGCGAATGGTGTGTATCGCATGGGCATTGGCGGTCTGCACAGCTCCGAGCAGTGTGCAGCACACATGGCGGACGCCAACACGCTGCTCATTGACCGTGACGTGACGTCTTATTACCCGTACATCATTCTGAATCAGGGTCTGTACCCGCAACACTTGGGGCCCAACTTCCTTCGCGTCTATCGCACGTTGGTCGATCGCCGTATTGCGGCAAAGCATCGCGGCGACAAAGTGATCGCTGACTCGCTTAAGATTACCATCAACGGTTCCTTCGGTAAGCTGGGCAGCAGGTACTCCGTTCTCTATGCTCCTGACCTGCTGATCCAGGTGACGGTGACTGGTCAGCTGTCATTGCTGATGCTGATCGAGCGCCTGGAGCTGGTGGGCATTCACGTCGTTAGCGCCAACACGGATGGCATCGTTATTAAGTGCCCCACAGCACGCCAAGCGGAGTGCGACGCAATTGTTAAGCAATGGGAACAGGAGACAGGGTTCGAGACCGAGGACACGCAATACCTCGCAGTCTTCAGTCGTGACGTGAATAACTACATCGCAGTCAAGAAGAAGTTTGACAAAGCGACAAAGACCTGGCTCTACCAGCCCGACGGGTGCAAGACGAAAGGCGCCTACGCTTCCCCTGAGAAGTCGTCTGACCGCTTGCACAAGAACCCGACGAACGAAATCTGTGTCGATGCTGTGCTGGCGCTGCTCACCAAAGGCACGCCCATCATGACCACAGTGCGGGCCTGCACCGACATTCGCAAGTTCGTCTCCGTGCGTACCGTGTCAGGCGGCGCAGTGAAGGACGGTGTGTTCTTGGGTAAATCCATCCGCTGGTATTACGCGGCAGGCGAAGAGGGTGAGATCGTGTATGCGAAGAACGGGAACAAGGTGCCCCGCTCGGAGGGTGCCAAGCCCCTGATGGACATCCCTGCAACCTTCCCCCAAGACGTCGATTATGAACGGTACGAACAGGAGGCGGAACGGATGCTCTACGACATCGGGTACGCCGTCGCTCCGGCTGACAAAAAATAATTTTGCGAAGTCCTTGCACAGTTCGGAATTGTTCGTCCTATACTACATCATCTGCAACGCAAACAGGAGAACGAAATGACTATTGAGAACAAGGTACTAGAGCGCGTCAAGAAGATGATCGCGCTGGGCAACGATGCAGCAGCAACCGAGGGTGAGCGGGAAACTGCTCTTCGGATGGCCTACAACCTGCTAGCCAAGTACAACCTGTCAATCAGCGACCTGCCTGAAGACCAAAGCAACGAAGCACGCGAGCGGCAGGATGTGGTCATTAGCGCGGACCGTTGGGCTCGCAGCCTTGCACAAGCGGTCGCCAAGCTGTTCTTCTGCCGATACTTCTACAGCGGCACCGGAACGTCTGGAAAGGACAAACACTGCTTCGTCGGGCGCCAGTCAAACGTGATCACCGCTCGCCATATGAGCGAATACTTGATCAAGTCGGTCAAACGGGAAGCCACCAGTCGTTACAAGTCGCCTACCAGCCCGCAGGGCCGTTCGTTCTGTGTCGGGACGGTAGATACCATTCGCAAGCGTGTGGAAGAGATGATCAAGGCTGACACCGAGAGCACTCCGGGCACTGCGCTCGTTCTTGTTACCCTGCACCAGCGCGAATCCGATGCGAACCAGAAGTGGCTGGACAATGCAGGGCTGTCCCTGACCACAGCAAAGGCTCGCGCCGACAACTCGCTCCGGGCCAGTGCGTTCTACGACGGTCGCGAGTACGGGAAGTCTGTGTCCCTCGCGCAACAAGTGGGCGCAACCGCCAGCGGCTTTAAGCAGCTGAACTGAGCGCCAATACCCATACACCGGCAGCACTGCGATCGCGGCCCCTGCCGGCCCTGTACCACCAGCAACCGCCAACAAAGGAGCACCACATGCACCGCACCAGCAAACTGAAAGACAACTTCTACACCATCTGCGCCGTCATTGCAGGCCTACTCCTGTTTGGGCTGGTGGGCACCATGGACGCAGAAGACGAGCAAGCGCAGCTCGAGCACTATTGCGAGATGGTGAAGCTGCACAAGAAAGACCCATCCACGGGATGGCCTGATTACGACGGAATCTACGCCGAGTCTTGCAAGCCGTAAAAAGGGCGGTCACAAGGACCGCCCAAGCGCAGGAGACAACTGCGGCAACTATTTCACACGAGGACGGGACATCACGGATTCCACGCCCTTTCCAATTTGTCGCAGGCCGGCATAGGCCCACGGGAGCGTGAGCAGTAGGAGAAGAATCTCCACGCTCGGCTCCTTGTTCATGAACACATACGCAAGCGCAGCAAACAGGCTGACCCACGATTGAGCGGGGCGCGTGCGCCGAACAAACGTGTCCTCCGCATTGTCTCCGCTTCGGATGGTTTCTTGTGTCTGCTGGTGCTCCGCTTGCTTGTCCTTGAGCTCGGCTTCTGTCATTGAGCGGATGTGCTCGCGAATGCTGGTTTCCTCTTGCAGCGCAAGCTCGCGCAATCGCACCACAGTCGCCGGATCAGTTTGTAGCTGTGCAAGGGCCTTGGCGGGGTCGTTTTGGCCCGTTGCGCCGCTTACCAGCGCCACCCCTGCCGCAACTGCGCCCGGTACGTTACCAGTGAGCAAGCTGCCCACCAGTGCTGCACCCGTTCCCGCGTTGTTCTTGAGCCAATCGCCTACATCAGACCAGTTCATAAAGCCCCCATAGAATAAGGATAAGGTAGAAGATCCAGAACTTGCCTGCTGCGCTTAACTTCATGGCTTCACGCAAGTTCAAAGTGAGGAGAGTCGGTTTCACCACGTTCGCGGGGATTACCGTCTTGATCCCAATCGGCACCCCAACGAATCGGAACGCCTAGTTCCTTGGATGCTGCAAACATTGCCTTCGCAATGGCGTCAAATTTGGACAGGGTGTTCCAGTCGATGGGGTACGGTGCAAGATCCACAGCACGCCCCAGGCCGTCCGCAGCAGGCAGGTGGCGCGACTTGAGCGTCCAGGTCACAATGGGCCCGGGCTTCGTGCGCCCCTGTGCGTAGAGTTCTTTCTGCTCGGCAAGGGTACGCACACCGCAAGTGACGCTGAAGTCCTGTGTGGTCAGTTGTATGGCCCGAGTGACCACAGCAACAAGGTTCGGGTGAAGCCCCTCGAGCTTCTTGCGTGACGCCGGGCCGAGTTTGTACGTCATAATCTTATCCAGCAGAGTAGGCCAACCGCACCACCCGCAACCGTCCAGACCGCGTCCATTAAGTCCGGGGTGTGTTTGTCCTTGTTAAACCAGTCGTAGATTTCTTTGCCGATTGCTGCAACCAGTACGACCGCAAGGCCCACAGGTACCGACACAAGGTGAAACACTGCGAACAGTGCAACGCCTACCATGAAGTGAAGGCACTTGTCGTGAGCAATCATTTATCAACCTTGCGATCTAACTTGTCCTCGATCTTGTCCAACTTCTTGAACAGAGCATCGATCGACGTTTGGAAATCGTCCTTCTTGATGTAGTCCCCCGCTACGAGGACTTCAATCTCGGACACCTTTGCGGCCAGTGCTTTGTCCGCAGCTTGCAGGTCTTTCACCGCTTGCCACACTGCGTTCAGCAGGAAACCAATCAGGGCACCGAAGCCGCCTAGCAGCCAGTTGATGATTGTCTGATCCATCACTTAGCCGCCTTCGGTTTCACTGCGCTCAAAGCAGGAGGGGTGAGCGTTCGCTTATTCCCGCTGGCAGGAGGGGTGTCATTGGAATCTTTCCCGTCAATGATCGCCTGGATCTCAGGTGACACAAGCGGTTCTTTTTGCGTGGTCTTAGTTGCCATATTCCCTCCTTAGGATTCTGCAAAGACGTTGGACATAATGAAGTTCTGGGCATCTTGCAGGGTGTCAAAGCGGTGAATCTGATAAGCTGACACGCGCCAAGTGACGTCGCCGTCCATACCGTTGAAATCCAGGTACAGTGTCTGTCCGCCTGCAGAGTATCCAATAGCTGCGAAGGTGTTCCACTTAGCCAGACTGGGGCATACGATGCCAGCTGCGAGCTGCGCTGTGGAGCGATCCCATACGAATACTCGCACGCCCGCACCAGACACAACTTTCAGATCGACAGTGAAGACATACCAGCCTTCGACCGTTGTGATTGCGGAATCAGGAGTAAGCAGTCTAGTAAATTGAGCGGATGTAAATGCGGCCCGCGTGAATTCGTTGCACTGGTTATAGATGCGCCCGTCACTGACCACGGTGCCTGCAAGGTTGAACGATCCGCCTCCTGTAGTTGCAGCCGCAGTGAGTGGCGACGACATGATACGGGAAGGGCCATAGTTCGTTACCTTGGATCCTCTTGGGTTCGTGCGGAAGATGCGCCCGTAGCTGCGAGATCCTGGGGTCAGGATTATACCAGCGTCCCGCATATTGCCTCGCACATAAGGAACGTATGTACCATTCGAGGACCATCCGCCGTCGGAGGTTGGATTCTCCAGAACAATGTGGGAGGAGTCCGGGTAATCCACAACGAGCGGACCGCCCCCGAAGCCTGCTGCACCTTCAACGCGACAATCCCGCACCGTGTATTCGATGTTCTGACCCTTCAACCAGATGTCGCAAGCGAATCCATCGGTCTGATTAACCTTGCCGCCGTTACCATCGATGATGATGGTCTTGTTGGCCAGGGTCTGCGTTGTGAGGGTAGAACCAGTCCAGGCGTCAATGGTTGTGGTGCCAGCGATCTGGTATCCGTTACCCTCAAGCCACACGCCACTCAGCAGAACGGGAACCGTCACGCGGGGAGAGATGTATGCGTAGATTCCGATCCGGTTGCCTTCAATGATGGTTCCATAGAAGCACAGCGCACCAAAGCCGTCCGAGACGTTGTGGAGATACACGGCACAGTCGTTCCCGTGCATCTCACCGCCATAGAAATACTTGTTGCCCGCGTGCATCAAACCGCCGAACTTGTTGTCCAGGGTATAGACGCCGTATTTGTTACCAGCAAACCCACACGAATAGAATTCGCTGCCTATGTTACCGAACGGGAACTGAACGCCCTTTTCCAGGTTGTTGAATTCCACACCGTAGAATTTCACGTTGTTGGCATATTCGTCGTTCGCAACGTAATCAGCGAATGCAGTCTTGCCGAACGTAAAGCCCACGCCAACTTTCGTTCCGGTTCCGTAGAAACCGATCCCATGGACTTCCGAATGGTAATTCCAGAAGCTGTAGATGGGCGAAGTAATTGCGGCCAGCGTGTAGGTCATTGCCGCCTTGCTTACGTTGTAAGGCTTGACAATGGTCTTGGTTGAACCGTCACCGTAGAGAATCGTCTTATTGACGATATCCAGGTTCATGAGGTAAGTGCCGCCAGGCAGATAGACCTTCTTACCTGTAGCCGCAGCGTTCGCAGCAGGAACCGTCAAGTCAGCGGTGGAAGTGCCAGCCTTCACCGCTGTGATCTGTGCTTCAGTCATGAAGTCGAAGATCGAGACAAAGTCCTGCCCCTTCGCGACAAGCGTGCGAATGACAGCGTCTGTGCCCACCTGCTGGAACATCTGCAAGGTGTCTTTGAACTTCTTGGCGGTCACGCTCTTGTCCGTAGTGCCTTGACGCATCAACAGAAGATCTGTGTCGCCCACGGTACTGGCTGCAACAAGGTCAGCGAGCGTCACCTTCGTGGCGCCGAGCTTGCTGGTAATGGTGGATTCGTTACCAGCAAGGGACAGCAGAGCGGCCTGCTGGTCCAGTAGCTGGCGAACCAGTGCTTCTTCTGTAGCGGTGAGCGACATGGTTAGATATCTCCGAATTGGCGAGAAGAAGCAGAGATGACCACATCCACGCCTCCGCTCACAGGTTGATTCCCGCCTACCGTTGCAGCTCCGAGCGTCAAGGTGGCACTAGATACGATTTTCAATTGATGCACAGTATCCGCATCGCCTTTGAAACCGATAGCGACGAGATACTTATTCGGATCAGCCCGGTCAATTGCCTCCAGCCGAATGACACTGTTCGGAACCGTGAAAAGGCCAACGCCTGCGGAATCGGAAACGCGATCGCGGTTGATGAGGCGGAACAGTTTCTGGAAGAGCCAGTTGAGCCACTGTGCGGGAAGTGGTTGCCCACGGGCACCAGCAGTCTCCGGGATAAACCCGTTGCCCAGTATTGCGTCAGGGGGTTGCCCGACGTTTTGCTGGCCGTCGGGATAGCCGACGTATGTCTCCGCAAAATTGATCATTGAAAGACGCCTGTGAGGTTATCGTGACCGAGAAGATTCAAACTGTTTGGATTATACACAGCAAGCGTCGGACCACCAACATCCAGATATCCAATTCCGACATCAAGCTCTGCGGGCACAACACCGCCGAGCGCGGACGTTCCAGCAGGAGCGGAGGCAATTGTGGTCACTAGAATATCGCTGCCCTCCGCAGTCAGATAGTCCTGTGCGTTATTGACAAACAATTCGCCTGGAGGGGGAGCAGTACCGAATCGGAATGGTTTGTCTGCAAACGACACCGCGACGGGAACCGTGCTCACTGCAACAGGCGACAAGTCCTGCATCGCGGGTTGGATCTTGTAATCAACAAAGAACCCATTCGTGAAGAGCAACGCTGTGGCAGGGTACGATTCCAAGTATTGCGTGTCTGTCGGATCTGTCAGAAACTTCAGACCGCGAATAAGATCGGTCGGTGTCCCTTTCGACACATTAACGAACACGCGAAACTTGATCGCTGTGCGGTATTCGGTGTCCGTGCGCCCTTGTCGTGCTTCGCCCACGATATAACCACAACCGTCCAGCTGAATCCCTTCCGCTGTGTCAATCCAACGATCTGCCACCAGTGCGTCCGCATCGGTTTCCAGTACCGACAGCGGGCCCACAATAGCAGCGAGCAGCGCCTTCAACTTAGGCGAGTTGGCGAACTGCCCTGTGAGGCGCGGAATAGCGATTGCAGCGTAGTCCAGCATCTTAGACTCCCACCACCGTGATCCGCGTGAGATCGAAATTGACAACCTCGTCCCTCGCGATGACAGCGTTCGACGTGGAATAAGAAGGTGTATCCAGCGGCGTGCCGGTCACAGCAAGCTCCACGGTGATTCCGCCTAGACCTGCTGTGGAGGTGTAGATGGGCCCGTAGAATCGTTGGACAATAATGTCCTTCCCGATGTCAATGGAATTACCATACGCCAACACAGCTTCTTTGATGGAGGTTTCGTATTCCGGAACCAGTGCCTCTTCAAGATCCAACTGGTTAATCGTTACGCGAATCCATGCGTACTTATTGACGCCACGCGAGAAGCGGCAATTCTGCAGATCGCCGTTTTCGTCATACACCTGGACAGAGGTGTTTCCGTATGTTTCAATCCCCGCGGGCTTGAGCTCGAATAGTTTGTTGGCGACCGATTGATTGGAACCACCGACGACCACAGTCTCAAACGAGTGGGAGGGCAGACCGTTCCCGTCTATCACGTTGGTTCGGTTCTCATACACAGCAACAAACGTCACACCATCGACTTCCGCAAGAATGCGCGAGCGGATTGCCTGTGCCGTTGCTGCACCAGTGACGCGGACGCTGTTGGCGTGCCGCTCGCGCAACTCTTCGTCGGTTTCAACCGACCGCCCGATGTCTCCAGGCACAAGGTTATTGACCTCGTCCCACCCGAAGATAGAACTGTCAATCCTTGTCAAGCTATTGGTCGGAAGCGCGTAGGCGCCATTTTCCAGTGCGGTGAATACGACCGGAGTTCCGAGCAGCGTGATTTCCAGTTTGCTTTCCACCGTCAAGGTGAAGTCGCTATAAAGGTCCGCGCTCTTGAGCGTCAGTTTGCCAGCGTTGGCACTTGCGGAAAAGACCGCCGTGTTGAACAGTGCAGCAAGGCCCTCGGTGATCTGCTCCGCAGTTGCACCCGCCCCGGACGTATAGACAACGCTTACCCCTCCAGCGATCACCTGATAGGTAGAAGCGTCCGCAACGGTCTTCACCTCAATAAGTGCATGACCCGTGCTTGAGCGGGAAATAACGGTGTCGGCGGTTGCTACATATTGCCGGTTGTCCAGCGAGCGTGCCAGCGCACCTGCCGCGATCAGCGTGCCTTCAGTACCGTAGCACATGGCGGTGACCGTTGTCGGCGCAGCAGCGAGGCGCGTGAGTCCCACAAACGACACAGCGCCATCCAGCGAAGTTCCTTCCGCGCTGAACGGATACATGCTGTCATAAGTGTTCTGGAGCGCCTCGTAAGCGTCGTCCAGTGCAGCAGCGAAGATGGCAACAATCTGACCGACCACAGCATCCGGGTTCGTATTCACCGGGCCCAGGGCGTCAGTGAATCGCTCGTCGTAGTCTGCCTTGATCTCGTTAAGGCGAGGGCGGTCAAAACCCGTTGCGGTCAAGCTCATGTGATTACCTCGACAATTCCGTAAGGCGTGTCCGCCG